TTATTGACCAGGCAGTCCGGCGGCCGCCCGCACTTCGTTCGCGAGGCGGTTGAATTCCGCCCGGCCAGCGGGCGTCACGGCAGCCCACCACCCGGCCGAGAGAAAGCGGACGAGCTTCTCCGCATCCGCTTCAGAGATCTGGTACGGCGCAGGCGTCGTCGGGCCAGCAGGATCGGGCGATCGCGACTGATCATACGCGTACAGGTGATAATCGTCCATCAGTTTGATGAGTTTATCTGCGTACTTCGGATCCGTCGCATACCCGGCGGCCGCTACCGCCTTGGCGGCTTTCCTCCCATCGGTGCGCAGGACGCCCGCATACCTGCGGTTCTGAAGCAGAACCGAGTGATCGGCGATCGATTCGTTCCAGCCCCGGTAGGCGCGGAAGGTCGCCGGCATCTGCACATACTGGCCGTTCACGTACTCGGTCGTCGACATCGTGATGCTCCCTGCGGGACCGGCGCCCTTCATGCCGAAGAGATTGTTCGCTTGCCGCGTCAGGCCGCTCGTGCCCCAGTTCGATTCGAGCGCCGCCTGCGCGATCGTCAAGGATGCCGGAACGCCAGTGCGCAGTTGGTCCGCCTGCACGGCAGGCGCGATCTGCATGATGAACCCGTTGGGGTCGGGCATGCGCTACTCCCCCTTTTCCAAAGTGTGCTTGTCATTATCGTATGCTTGGACGCCTAAGGCGCGGAACGGCGCGTGTCCCATGGTATTCAGCTAATCGGGAGGTTGGCCGTCCTTCGAGTTGGCCGAGGCGCCGGGCGGGTTGACCGCCTTGTGCTGCATCTGCCCCGCCGCGGCCGCCACCAGGAAGCCATTCGCCAGCGACAGCAGGTAGAGCCGCCAGTCCCGCCCATTCGCGCCAGCTGCCAGTTGAGCTATGACCAGGATAAGCGTGGCTACCCCAACCGCGAACAGGTCGGTCGGCAGCTTCGCCGCCACGCGGTCCAGATAGTTCTTGGTATATTGCACGACAAAAAAAGTCAGTAAAGAAGCGCCCCCCATCGTGGAGAGCGCCTCCCAGGTGAACAGTTGGCTGGGTTCCATCAGGGTGCCACCACCTTCCAGAGGAGACCGATGGCGGTCATGAACAGCCCGATGACCGTCAGCGTCGTGCCGATCAGCCAGCGCTGTCCCGCCCGCCTCTTCTCGTTCTCGCTGTCGATCCGGGCGTTGAGCGCCCGGACCTCGTGTTCGTAATGCTTGGCCGCTTCGTCAAGTCGACGGCTCTGTTCGTCGATCTGACGATTCACCGTGCGCGTCGACTGCAGCGACTCCTTCGCGGTTTCCCGCGCTTCCTCGGCCATCTTTTTGACTTCGTTGATGTTGTCGATCTTCGTCTCGACCCGGACCATGCGTTCCCGAATCTCGGACAAGACTTCCTCGCTAGACATTAGCCTCACCTCCATGAGGTTGAAGAAGGCCCCGCCGTTCAGCGATAGTTACGGTTATTCGACGGGTTGGAGCGGCTGTCCGTCTGTGCCGAACCCCATACCGGTCAGTTCGGCCTCCACGGACGGCTGGATCGTCGCCGGAACCTGCGCGAATGCGCGGCGGCCCGCTAGAATGAGAGATACGTATACGGATGCGATTGCCAAGGGTACGGCCTCCTTTGTTTGAGATGTTAAAGGTAATCAAAGGGACATTGCTGCAGGATGATTATGCCCTCTCCGGCTTGGCAAGCAGCATCTCATAAAGTTCAGCTACAGCTTCCATGAGGGTGAGATTGTCATCCCTTGCGATGACCAGCTGTGTCATAGCGTCGTCGAGGTCTGATACGAGCTTCTCGATTTGCTGCTGCGGCGATTCAGGTTGCGGAGCATTGCGGATGGCTTCGATTTCCTCTGCAGAAAGACCTTCAACCCATCGGGATTCCACGAAGTCCCATTTGGGCAGGAACAGACCCTCGGGGACGCGTTCGGCAATGGTGTATCCGGTGATTTGGAGTTCTTCGGGCTTTTCGTCTATTTCAACTAGCCCTTGGGCCTCGTAAACTGGGCTTGCTCCGAAGAAGTCGTCTGAGACAATGATAGGTCCCACATATATGCCTTCATTGTTAATGATGATAGCCTCTTTCATGAATCAACCCTCCGTCCTAAAAGTCAGCCCCTCTAAAGAAAGCCAAACGTTGCGAATTCCAAAACCAATGTTAAGGGTTCCATCTGTAAATATATTTAACGTGCCGGCGTAGGCTGACATTCCATCGCTTGAAATTACGGGCAATGCTGTACTGGCTGCTGGAATATACCCCTTTGGCAATCGTAGAAGTACTTTTCCACTTTCCGTATTTCCGGCCTTTATTAGCCCTCTCAGATGCACAATACCTAGATCATCTTTATAATATCCTACAGATGAAAAATAACTCTCATTAACCCACCCGTTAAGCAACGTGGGAGCTATCCATTGTGGTTGCTGCTTTTGTGCCTTCGTTGATTGAAGTGTAGAAATAATGGAATTAACGGAACTAATACCGCTTGATAAGATATCGACTGTTCCCTTAAGGTTGTAGGCACATTGTCCAGTAATGTTTACTGGAGCAATACCAAGTGCATGCCGTTCTTTAGTGAGGTATGTTACTGAGTACATAGCCTCTCTATTAATAGGAGAAAGGGCTTCCCCATATACATAATCCTCCCCATTCAAGACAAGTGGTCCTTTTTGAACCCACTTAAAATCTCTAAAATCGTTTTGGAAGAAAGTCAAGAACCTTTCTGGCCGATATTTCGTTCGGCTAGGTGGACTTGCATTAATGGCGTTAACGTAACGGTCACCAAAAACTTGAGCAAACTCTCTTACAACAATGCCTGTGCCAACCTCAATCTGATTGGGTCCCTCATGCATTACCAGATCGCCTTCATAATTAATAGGTTCATCCGTAGATTGTGCAAGTTGGTAAATCAATCGATAAGGAGTGAAGTAACCTTTCGGCCCATATCCCGGAGCATAATCTGTCGGCAGTATAGTTGTACCGCCAATCATATTACCTGGAGTAGGTGATCCGCTGTACCAGGATGCTCTATATGCCCATCCCTTTGTACCCGAGTCATTGTATTTTTGACTGGCATCTCCGGTTGCAAAATTGTACATTACCCAGCCGTTAAAATATGCTTTGATTTCCTCTGCACTTGGTTTAAAGTTGTCGCCCCAACCGGAATCTGCTGCGGGAATTGAGACATAAAATGTGCCATCACCAGAGAGAGCAAATGAGTCTGCATTTAACGTTGTATCCAAATTTGGAATGGACTTTCCATCATATTTCACTAAGGAAGCCTTACCTGCAACATATGCCTCTAGGAAAGGTGCTGCCGTAAATTTCACCCTTTTAAAACCACTATAATTATCTAGTGCCCAAGAAACAGAAATAGAACCATCTAACAAAGTTTCACGGAATCTTCGTACAACTCGTGGTCGGCCTTGTCCATCGGAATATAATTGATCTGCAACAGTCCCGTCCAGGTTAGAACGAAGGTTAACATCAGGAAGGCTCAAACGGGATGGAAGTTGTGGATAAAAGCTTTGCACGGAGGCTCCAATATTAAGTATTGGGTCTTCCCATACAAAAGTTCCAATCTCGGAATCAATCAAAAAGGTTTCAATAATAATATATTTTGTAGTCGAGCTAGTGATAAACGTATCTTTACCTGATATATCCTTAATTCGCGAGTATGATTTACCATCAAAAGATTCATATATGCGCATTCTGGCTCCACCGGAATTAAGCGAATACGTTGTACTAGGAACAACTGATATTTGAGGAGAACTAGACGACTCAGCTACTGCATTACCTGTCTTTGTATGAGACAGTTTATAATTATCGATGATTAAGGCATTAAAATTAATTCGTTGCCACTCCGTGAATGGCGGCAATAAATTACGACCAGGATTGTCCACATAAACCGCATTAACATGCTTTATATCATCCACATACGGATACATTGCAGCAATCTGTGAAGTAATCATTCCATCTAATGTTGCATATTCGCTGGCAGAAATTTCGAAAACCCGAGCTCCATCGAAGTTTGCCGTTTGTCCAGGAATCCCAGAAATTCCAAACACCATTGTACAATTTGAATAAGTCGATATAGGTGCATACGCTCGCCAAGCAGGATTAAACTTATCTGTCGAAGTTATCGTATTTATTCCTTTTGAAGCGGAAGGGCCATTAAAAATATAAAAACTACCATTTGTTGCACTTCCGTTTTTAATATCCACAATCGCGACGTAATACTTCCCTGCATTCATAGTAAAAGCTGAAGAAGCTATCTGTCCGGTGCTCCCACTAGTGAAACCTGTGTTGATCGTCAATCTAATACTGTTTATACCTAACGTTTTATTTGTTGAGTCGAGGGCTTGAGAAACTTGATAGACCCCCCACTTACTCAACTCCTCACAATTCCCATCCCGCCCCAGCAAATTCACCAACGTCCGCCCTGACATCCTAATCGAATCCACCCGCGATGTCCGGCTAGCGTTGTACACATTCACGCCAGGCTTTAGCGTGATCGTTGTCGGCGGGGTCGACGCGAGAACCTCGTCCTCCAGTGTGGCCAGACTTGTCGCAGGCGGCGTATACCAATCTTTCTCGCCTGTAACGGCGCGAAGCTGCGCCCCCATCTTGGACAAGAGATTCGTAGGCGTGTCTGTATCGGTAGAGCCGACGGCCACCGAATCGTCTATCGTCCGTTTACCGATTACGGCATCCGTTGCGGCGCCTGGCCCCGTCTTCTGAACGAAGGTCAACGCCGTCGTCCCCAATGTAACCACGCCCGTGTTGGACATGACCCAGCCTGTGCCGGCGTTTACGCTCCCTTCCGCGACATAGACGGAAATTCCGGATGCGATCTTGCCCGAGCTATCCGCGTCTGCCGCCCGGGTCCAAGCACCGGATGAAGCCGTGTATACGCCGTTCTCGCTGCCGGTCGTCTGATTCTTCACCAAGACGCGTTCTCCGCCTGCTAGCACGACACCGTCGACCGTCAGCAACCCGGACAACATGATGTTAGAAGTCGTTGCCGCCCTCACATCAGCGCGAACACCGACCATACCTAGCGCGGCATCGATTTTGTCCCAGTTATCGTTCATCATGGTCTGAATATTGAATGTATCCGCACCGTCCGTGACGGGATTTTTCTTCAGCAAGTTCAAGATGGTCGTGAAGATCGCCATGACTGCCCCTCCCTACGCATCCAGGAACGGCGCGAAGTCCGTTAGCGGATGGTTCTGAATTTGTTGGATCGTCATCTTCTGGACCTCGGAGATGTTCAGATAACGATAAGCGAACTGTACTGCGAGATGAGCGGGCTTGATCGCCTCGATCGCCGACTTCAGATCGTCGAGATTCGGAGGCAGCCCTAGCGTGTCGATGAAGCGAACCGTGAACCGGTACAAAGACGGCTCCTCCACGACGTCGATCGATCCGCGATCATAAGATTGGGCCACCGTATGGAGCAACTCAACCGTAACCGTTCCCGTACCGCGAATCTTGGACATCAACAAGCTGCGGCGTTGGCTGATCGGCTTCGTGATATCCGTAGGAATCGCTAGCTCTTGCTCCCATATGTCCAATCCCCACGTCGCAGAATTGACGAAGAATTGATTCAACGTATCCTCTACAGCCAGCCGAAGATCGTCCAACTCCGTTCCCTGAGCGTTTAACAGAGACTGCATGACCAGAGAAGTCGCATAGTAACCCGGAAGATAATCGAGCATGGCTGCCCCCCGGGTGCTCAACGCTGTATTAGCCACTTACGTTCACCGTCCCGACGACCCCGACCTCGCCAAGCCGCATCGTAACGTTACCTACGCCGCCGTTTACCTTGAGGTCCGTGAAATCCACGATCGACGGCACATCCAGCAGGATGCCGATAATGCGGGAATAGCGCACCGCCGTATCCGAGAAAGCAAGCTGCTTCAGATAATCCCGAAGCGCGAATTGAATAGCCGTCGATGCCTCTTCCACCGTCGCCCCCGCCTTCAACGTCAGCAGAGCGCTCACGTTAATCGGCACTTCTGTCGCCGCGGCGACTGTCACGCTGGCTCCGATCGGCGCCTTGCCTTCGCCCTGACCGGCGCTAGGCGCGATATAGTTCTGCACTGCCGTCACGATAGAGGCGTTCGGCGCGCGCTTGTCCGAGCCGAGCACGAACAGCTTAACCGTTCCCGGTCCGTTCCACAAAGGCTGAACCTGCGCGCCGCCGACGCTTTCCACCTGCAGCGCCCACTGCACGTAGTCCGATTTGTTACCGCTCGTCCCCGGGCTGCGCACCTTCAGCAGATAGCGCTCCAGCAAGGACTCGTCGCTTTCCACATCCGCCCCGCCGGACATTCCCGCTTCGTTGCTCACGCCCGTAATTCCCGGCACGGAAGTCACCAGCAAGGTGATCGCGCCGGCTGGCACGTTGCCTACCGTCCCTGCGTCCACAGCCGCCACGTTCGCGGTTCCCTGCCCTTGCGAATCAAGCGTCAACGTCTGCTCTCCCGTCACCTCAAACTCGACAGAAGGCGAGCTGGTGACCGGATCCGCAGCCGTAGCTACCCGCGTCCCCTTTGGCACGTCGGTACCGGCCGCCCCCAGCAGCTTCACTTGCCCCGTCGCCTTTACCGCCGGACGCCGAGTGATGCCATGCTCCTCGCACCTAGCATCCAGATAGGGTCCGAATGTCGTAGAGGCGAAGCCCCGACGCAACACTTCCTTCGCCCAACCGGCCGACAGGAACAGCTCGTAAGCCGCCGGCGCGAGCGAATCCCAGATATACGAACCCTCCGAACGATCCACGTCGGATGGAATGCGTCCCAACATGCGCTGAAGAATCGCTTCTTCCGTCTGTTCCGCCAAATAATCCGGCAATCCCGCCATTACCGATTCACCACGCTTCCTTGTAGAGTCCCCGACTCATCCCGAACGCTCGTAACTTCACAGCTGAAGTTGCAGCGGTCGCCATCCCACTGGAACGAGAAGCCGCTGACCGCCGCGGTCCGCGGGTCCGTCATGAGCGTCTCCGTAGAGATCCGCTGAATCTCGCTCTCCGTCGCGGCGCGGGACAAACCGAGCCCGATATAATCCTCGTATTCCTGACCGTAGTCGCGAGAGTAAGCCAGATACCGGTACCGCTCGGTCATGAGCGCCTTCTTGCACCATTCGAGCCAAGCGTCTCGACCTTCCGAAGCGGCGATTTTGCCTGTAGGCGTCAGCACGAACTCTCCCCGTTCGAAGTCGAACCGCCAGCTTCTGCCAAATACGGGCTCGGTGCTCAGTTCATCTTGCTCCATTTCTACCTGGATCTCTTGCGTCGGAAATAGATTAGCCACCTCGACTCACCACCCTGCATACGACCACCGCATAATTGCCCGCGTTTACCGGAATAGCTAGGACGCGATCTCCGACACGAAGACCGGTCTGCAACTGCTCGGAAACGAGGTAATCGGGAATCTCGTGCTTGAACGAATCTAGCTTCAAGCCGGCATTCGTAATGACGCCAAGCTCTGCTGGCAGTCCGGACACCGCCTGGGTCGCGATTCGGCTGAAGCGGCTTTCGAGCGTCGAGGCGAGTTTCTTGAACGGATCAGGCACACCAATCCCTCCTGACTTTGGCTTCTTTAGCCAGTTCTAGCTGCATTTGCCCGGGCTCTCCGAGTTGGTGCCGCACGTTCGTCACGAACAGCTCCATTCCATTCAGCTTGACCCGGTCTCCCGCTCGCAGCGTATTGATATCGGGCGCGTTGACCGAGAATGTCTCCTGCATCCCGAGCAGCGTTCGATTGGCCGCTTCCCGGGCCTGCTGCGCCGTCTCGATCTTGCAATCCTGAAGCACTTTCTGAAGCGTGCCGTACTTGTCGGTTTCACCTTTCACCACGGCCAGCACGGGAGACAAGCTCGTATCTCCTCCTTGGCTGCCCAGCACCTTCACTTGGGTAACGGCTCCTTCAAGCGTCCGTTTTTGCGTCGTGTCTTGCACGTACTCCAGCTCCCAAACTTTTGCGTTGTTCCCCAGCTTCGCCAGCTCCAAGCCGTTCGGCGTCATACGCGGCCGATAGAGGTCCCCGCCCTTATCGGCGGTCTCCTTCAAATCTTCCATCATCATGGAAAAAATGGACTGGCTGCGCTTGACGCTCCTGGCTAACACAATCTTCGTATCCGGCACGTTGCCGATCGGGATGTCCCAGGATTGCGCGTATTGGCGGAGCCGTTGGGAGGCGGTCTGTCCGGTAGGCAGGAGCAGTTCGTCTTCCGACTTGGCCAGGTAGATCGTGCGATCGTAGACGGTCACCGAGAGATGCTTGGTGCCGTTGTTCGAGCTCTCGCACTCCCAGACGACGCCCGGATTCAGCAGGTAAGACATCTGACTTCCGCCGTAAGCAATGCCGGAAACACGAATCTCCTGCCCCGGCGTAATGATCGGCAGATCGGACGCTACGGCGAGCCGGATATTCGCCCGATAGGCGATCTCCTCCAGCGAATCTTCCAACGAGATTTCTTCCACGAAATGCTTGAGATAGTACTTGTTCGCGTAAACGACTTCGTAGCTCATGGCATCACCAGCTTTTGTCCGGGTGCGACGCGGTTCGGATCTTTGCCGATCAGCGCCTTGTTTTTCTCGTAAATGGCGCTCCACTTCGCGCTGCTGCCCAGCTCCCGTTTGGCAATGGCCGTCAACGTATCTCCGCTGCGAACGTTGTATACCTTCGGTACCTGCTTCGTGTCCGTCCGAGGAGACGCCGCTCCGACGGGAAGCGTGGTTCGCGTTTTCAACTCACGCCAAGTACGAAAGGTAATGTCGAAGTAGACATCGCCCGGTTCTCCTCCGCGCAGCGTGGTAGAATGACTGGAGATAAAGACCAACACGTTGATGCCGGTCTCCGTGATCAGGAGCTGCACCGGTTTCTTGCTATCCATGTAGGTGGTCAGCAGGTTCATGGCCTCGACCGGATTGGGCGTTGCCGCCTGTTCGTCGAAAGGATGAACCAACGGAAAAAACGAGGAGAAAGAAATCTCCTTAATCTTCGCGCCTTGCGCAAAATCCACTTCATCCAGTGCGAGAATATTCGTCGTCTCGAATTGCTTGTCCCGCCGAATCGAGACCTCCTCCGGGTTGACCGGAAACTGGAATCGGTTTTTCGTGGCGGGATCAATGAGATAGAATTCCACGGCTGCCTCACCCTCTCTCCGAGAAACTCTTTAAAGGGCTAAGCCCTGTTTTCCATGGCCTGCTTCATCGAAGCGGCCAGCTTGGCCCCAATGTCGCGGGCAATCGCATCGTAGTCCAGGTTGTTTTCTTTGACCGTAATTTGTACGGCACCTGTCGGAATTTGGATCGAGGGTGGTGGAGGCTGCGGAGTAGGCGCCGGTGCCGAAGGCGATTTGGCCGGTGCCGAAGGCGATTTGGCCGGTGCGGTTGCGATTGCAGCGCCCATTAAGATCCCTTGTGCTCCTCCAGTCAAGTTCATGGGTCCAGAGGTAGCGTCAGGCTCTGGCAAACTTACGGGATCCTTCTTCTTTTTCTTCTTTCCCAGGAATCTACCAGTGAGCCCGCCGACAAAATCGCCGATTGCGCTGCCGCCCATTCCTCCAAGCGCGCCGCCGATGATGCCGCCGATCGCCGTCCCGACGACTGGAATGATCGATCCTATGGCTGCTCCAGCTGCCGCTCCCGCCGCTGCACCACCCCACCCGCCGGCCACGCTGCCAACGGCTTTGGCGCGTTCGGTACCGTTACTTGCCGTAGCAATTTGTGCCACGTCGGACACGATACCCAAGGGTTTGGATAGCTTGCCTAGGAATTTGGAGGTTTTGAGCATCCCCTTGCCGAGCGGTGACGAACCGGCTAGCAAGGCATTGTCCAAAAGCTTGGAGCCGAAACTTTTTGTTTTCCCTACCATCCTACTTACACTGGGCTCAGCTTTCACGGATGACTCAGGAGAAACGACGGATAACACATTTCCATCGGCGCCATAGATTTTTTTTGGCGTGTCAGGCACGGATTGATTTCCAGTAATAATTTTGGCAGCCGCTGTTGATTCTGTTGCAGGACTTTTCGCTAACTTTTCTTCTACCCCAGAGAACTGCTCTACCGCTTTATTTTTTGGTAAAAACCTTTGCAGCAATGATGGTTTCTTTGTCACCTCAGTCTGGAGCTGTGGGGAGGGATAATAACCATTACCATCTGCTCGTAGGATACCACTGTGTGTAGCAGCCGGATTTGGTGCAGCCCTGCCGCCAACATGTCCATTTCCTCCTGGTGAAGCTTTCGACCTTCTAGAGGGCAAATCTGACAGTTTATTAGATATATATCCCGAAAGTACTGATGAACCGAAATCGACTATCTTTTCCTTCCAGTCAATTCCCTGTTTACTATTACTATTCTCACAACAACAATCCGTTTTTCCGGTGTTACTACTGCCTCCGAGGAGTTCAGCGTTAAGAGTTGCTCTGTTCAATGCTCTTTGAACTTTAAGCGCAATACCGCTAGCATCAAACCTGTCCGTAAAGCTGGCGCTGAAAGCCTGCCCCGCGTCTTTGCCGCTCTTGACGATGGCCGAATAATCGCTCATCTGCGCCCTCACCGACACCACCCAAGCCTTCTTGGTCAACGACTCCAGGCTCGTCCGGATCTTCCTCAGCGGCTCGCAAAGGCAGTCGCTCAGTTTGACGATCGGCGTGATGCGGATCCGGCTCAGCCGCTCCGCCCGCTGCTGCAGCTTCTCCATGTACTTGTCCATCGCCTGGAGCGCCGTCTCCGTCTGCTTGAACCCGTCGGCATCGATGACGAAGTCGACGCCCGCAATCTTCATATCCGCCATACGCTCATCCTCCTCTCCCGCCGTGCTTGTCGCGCTCGCCCTCGAGTTCGAGCTCCATGCTTGCCATCAGGAAAAGCTGCTCCCCCCGGGGGAGCAGCCAGAACGCTCCGGGGCGCAGATGGTGCCGCACCCAGATGGCATGTAGCATGCCGGCCAGCGCCCCGGATCGAATTAGTTTTTTACGTCGGCGAGCTCCGTGTTGAAGCCCGACAGGTCCAGCACCACGTCGCCCAGCGCCGACAGCTCGCCGGCGAGCAGGATGCGCTTGATCACCTCTTCGGCGCTGCTCGCGCCGAACTTGGCGAGCAGCTGGGATGCACCCCAGCTAGGGGAGGTCGTGGCGGCCGCGATGAGCGACACGTTGAACAGCTCCTCGTCCAGCCGCTCGATCGTCTGGCCCCGCTTCTCCTTGCGCTCCGTCGAGCGTTCGCGGATGCTGAACACCTGCTTGCCGGTCAAGCCGCGGAGCTTCACCGGGACGCCGAGCCGCTCGAGCAGCACGGTACGCTCCGGGAGCGTATCGGCGTCCAGCAAGCGCTGGAGCATCTGCTCTTCGGTCATCGTTTCATAGTCGATCGACATGCGTATCTTCTCCTCCTTCGATTAGCTGGCCACGATCGGGTCCAGCAGCTCATAGCCTTCGAACGTGAACGCCGTCTCTTCGGCCACTTCCTCGCCCGCCGTCCAGTTGGCCAGCTGCAGCTTGTCCGCGACGCAGTTGATCAGGCGGATGCGCTCGAAGCCGTACGCTTCCGGATCGGCCAGCTTGTTAATGACGTCAAACTTCGCGAAGCCGCGGCGGAGCATATCGCTCGTCACCTTGTAGCCGCTCATCGTGCCGGTGCCCTTTTTGGCGCCAAGCTTGTGCACGGTCCACTCCGAGCCGGCGAGCTTCAGCTCGCGCTTCTCCACCTCGACGGACGCCTCCAGATGGTTGATGTTCGTCTGCCAATTTCCGTCGATGAATACTTGCCCGTACGTACCCAGAATTGCTCTAGTCGGATCCATCATGTTCCGTTATCCCCCTTATCGCACGATGAACGTGCCGAAAATTTGTTCAACCACGTCGGTCAGACGCGCTTCCCATTTCAGGAACACTTGGTCCGGGGCGGCGACGATCGCGTCATCGACCGCGACGTCGTACCCGGTCGCCTCGATGACGCCGGCTTGAGCGAGCGTGTTCATGTACTGCTTGCAGGCGCCGACCAGCGCCAGACGGCCTTCTTCGGTGTTGTTCACCTTGCCGATGTACTGGTCCTCCGCCGTCCGCTGCAGATCGGCGTTGATGCTGTCCAGCACGCGGATCGTGCGGATCTTCTTCCATGCCGCGTTCTGGGTGCCGCTGAGCGTCACCAGGCTCGTCACCCCGCGCAGCGCCTTCACCAGACGGCCGTCGTGAACGAACAGGAATACGCCGCCGCGCACCGCCTGCTCCTGCTCGGAACGGGTCCAGCGGCGGGTCACGTCGTCGAACGGAGTCGGCGCGTACGTCGTCGACGCGCTCAGCGCTTGGCCCGCAATGAGGCCGGCCACGTAGGCGGACAGTTGGGCGGAGCTGTATTCCGCGCCGTCCAGCAGCGCGCCGGTGCCGACGTTGACGATGCCTTCCAGGTTAAAGCCGGCGCTGCGCGCTGAAGCTTTAGCTACGGCATCGGCTGCTTTGTCTTCGGCGGCGCTGCCGCCAAGCACGGCGATGACGCCGTTGCCCTCGGTGCGAATGCGCGCCACCCAGGAGGCGAGGCTCGTCAGCAGCGCCGGATCCGTCACGCCGTCCAGCGTGACGACGTTGAAGGACTGCGTCTCGAAAGCGGACATCGCGTTCACGTAATCGGACGCCGCGATGCCTTCGATGCCGGAAGCGCCGCCGCTCAGCGCGGAGCCGGAGAGGTTGGCGAGCGTGCCGTTGCCGTCCGCGAGCTTCGACGCGACGATCCATTTGTTCGCGGCATCGCCGTTAACGGCATCTACCGCGGCTTGAATCGTGCTGCCCGCAAAGGTGAACGTACGCAGCAGCGTCGTGCCCTCGTAGAGCTTGATGTCCTTCTTGGCCGCGTCGACAGGGTTCGCTTGGATCGTCACCTTGAAGGCGTTGCCCCGCGCGCCGGACTGCTTCGCTTCGAGCTTCAGGACGTTCGCCGGCGTCGCCGCGGTGTCCTGGAGCGTCTTGGCCGCCTTGGCTTCGGTGCCGTCCGTCAGGCGGTAGGCGAGCACCTTGCGCGCGCCGCCCAGCAGGGCGAGCCGCACCGTCTGTACGGCGGACGCGCCGCCCGTCTCGTCCAGCGAGTAGGCGTCCGCGATGTCCGCTTCGCGCGTCAGCTCCACGAACTGGCGGACCGGACCCCAATGCGCCTTGACGGGCACGATGACCACGCCGCGCTCTCCGGGTTGAATGGCCGCTGCCGCCGCCGCTCGAAACGCCATATAGAAACCGGGCAATACCGGCATATCCGTCAAATTCCAAGTGCCTCCTGCCATATCAGTTCACCTTCCTGTTCAGAAATTGGTCGATTCGTTCCTTAACCTCGTTAACCGTCAGTTCGGCTTCCTTGTCCACGCCATACAGCGCGCCTTGCACGACTTCCGGCCGCATGCCGCTCCAGCTCTTCCCGGCTGTAAGCCGCGGCTTCGGATGCCGCGGATTTCTTGCTTGCCATGCGTCAACACCTCTTTCTTATGGAATGGATCTGCGAAAAACGACTTCCTCCATCAGCGGCTCTTCCTCGTACGGACGAACGACGCGCCGTCCGAGCGTCAGCCCGATCTGGCCCTCCGTCCATTCATCCGCGCTCGGATCGGCCGCCTGCTGCCGGACGGTCATATAGCGGCGCTCCCCGGCGTTCAGCGCGATCTTGCCCGCGGCGGCCAGCTGTTCGGCCACCCGCACGACGGCCGCTTCCCGATCGTTGTCGGTGCGTCCGAGCACATGCCCGACGAACCGCTTGCGCGTCTCGGCGGCCGCCGCATTGCCGGGCGCCGTATCCACGCCGTTCAGCCGCCACAGGACCGCCGGCCGATCGTAATCCGTCGGCCACCGTCCCAGGTAGACGCGCCATGGCGCGCCCAACGTCTGCGACGTCCATTCGCCCAGCGCCTGCAGCCAGGGATCCGCAGGGACCGTCTCGGCCAATCCTTCCGGATGAACGGCATCCACCCGGAACCGCAGTCCGTGCGTGAGGGCGTCCGTCTTTCCGTCCACCCGCTCCGTACCGATCGCGCCCTGGTAGCGGCAGGTGAACGTCTCGCCCGAATCCGGGTCCGTCAGCAGCTCTTCGTCCAACGCCCGGATGATCGCTTCGCTCAAGGCGTCGACTGCCGCGAAGCCCGCTGCGCGATCCGCATACGGCCAGATCTTGTAAGTGCGCCGCCGCCCCGGCCAGCCTTCGTCCTCGGTCTCGACGCCCTGCGCCAGCACGAGGTACGGCTTGTCCGCCGCGACTTCGGCTTCGTGCCGGTCTAGCACTCTGCCGCCTACCGCCGGGACGGCCGCGATCAACCGTTGCCGAATCCCGTTCCTCATCGCGAAGTCACCCTTTCTTCCGTCCCCATCCCGTGCTTGCCCTCCCCGGTGTGAGATGATGGCGAGCGGGTCGTCGTCGTTCTCTTGCGACCCTCTCATCCTTAGGTGGCAACCGTGCGACAGCCTCTTCCGGCTGTTGACCTTCTTTTGACCGTAAGCTCCCCAACCCCGTCCGCTCACCCGACCTGAACGACCCGGCCCCCGATATTGAGAGCGATCTTCCGCTGCGCCCGGATGATGTAGGTGCCGACGCTGGACTTGCTGATGTCGAGCAGCCGGGCGACCTCCGCATAGGAGAAGCCCTCTCCGAGCGCTAGCGTGAAGCAATCCCGCTCCCGCTCCGTCAATCCTCGCAGGGCCGCTTCCAGCCGCACCCGCCGAAGCTCGGCTTCCGGCCCGTCGGCCGCGCGATCGCCGCTCCGGCTCGCCTGCAGCTTCGACGGATCGGTCAGCACCTCCCGCTGGTAGCCCGCACGCCGTTCGATCCCCCGCCGGTTGCCGGGCCTGCGGCCCGACTCCAGCCAGTCGATGACGTACGAGCAGCTGGCGATCATCTCGATGACGATGCGCCGCTCCCGATCCAGCGCCAGCACCTCGTTCATCTCCTCCATCGTACGAACCTGGTCCATCTCATGGATGCGGCGCGTCAGCCGGTCCGCCGACAGCAAGAGCATCGTCCGGGTCGCCCGGTAAGCCTCCGGCGTCGCTTGCCCCAATGCCACGATTTTCATCTGTATCCACGCTCCTCCGTTTATGTCTTTGCCAAATTGGCAAAGTCTATCGGTGATTCGTCCTCTTCGCGATGTACGCCAACAACGATTCTTCCTTATCCAGGCCGGCTCCTCAAGCGGGCCAACACAGCGTTTCATCTCCGATCCCAAAACAGGAACACTTGTTCTTATTTTGTTCGGTGAATCGATCATATATTGCCAATATGGCAACTGTCAAGAAAAATTTGGATACTCTCTCGATTTATTTTGCCAATACGGAAAATATTATGCTATAATGAAAAGACCCCTTTCGGAAGGAAGATCGGTATGACATTGGGCAGACGCCTTCGGGAGAGGCGGGATCAATTCGGCAGGACGCAGCTCGATGCGGCCAGAGCGCTTGGCATCAGCAACGTCCAGCTGTCGCGCTACGAGTCGGACGACCGCAAGCCGGAGCCGGAGATCCTGAGCCGCTTCGCCGAATACTATAAGACGACTACGGACTATCTGCTCGGCCGCACGGACGATCCGACGATAGAGGTCAAGCCTTCCTCCGCGTTTGAAGCGTTCATCAGCAATCCCGAGCACGGATTGTTCTTCAAGGATTACCTAGACGCCCCGGAAGCGCGCAAGGAGGAGATGCTCCGATTCTGGGAGTTTCTCCGCGAGAAGGAGCGCGGACGCAAGCCGTCCGACCGCCAAGGCGAATCATAG